ATCTGGTCCTTCTAATTCAACTTTACCTTGATAGAAGTTATAAAGCTCAGTTTTGAACATATCTAAACTGAATGAAGATTTGTTGTAGATTCTCTTGTAAGAGTTATCTAATTGTTTCCAAAGACCTACAGACATTCTAATGTCATCTGGTCCGTCTTGTCTTACTCTACCTCCGTGTCCCCACATTAAGTATGTTTCTATATCACTTGCAATTTTGTTCAAGTGAGCAGCTTCAAGATTAGTTAAGAATGTTCTTGATAAATTTCCATTATCAAAAGCTCTCTTTACATAATCAGCTCCCATAATTTCTACCATACTTTCTAATGAAGATACTGAAGGATCTACGTCTTGATCAAAAGTTCTCCAAATCTCTGTAACTGGAATAGTTCCGTCAGCATTCATTCCTCCTTTAAGCATTAAATCTGCTCTAGAAGAAATTGAATAGTGAACGTGTGCTTCAGCTCCTCCTACAAAGTTGTAGAATTCTCTGAAACCTGTTCCTGTTGTAAGATCTGAAAATCTTTCACCGTACTCTCCTCTTGCAGAACCTTTTCTGAAGAATTTAGTACCTGATTTTAAGTAAGCGTCTTTTAAACCTTGTGTATTATTGCTATTAACAATTTGAACAGTATATACAAATCCGTCACCTGATGGTAATATATCATCAGCTGTAACGTAAAGTTCAATACCATTATATTTGTCATAAGTAATAATATCACCATGTCCAAATGCTCTCTTACTTAAAAGAATTTTGAATGTTTGACCATCTACCCCTCTTGAAGTACCAGCAGTGTCAGTAACACCATCTATTTTACCTAAAGAGTAAGGAAGGTCTTGTGCAACGGGAGTTTGCCATTTATACTCACCTCTAGCATTATCCACCATAATTGTATTATTACCACCAAATGAAGCTAATTGATACAAAGGCATTTCTACCTTTTGTGTCATAGCCCATAAATCAACAGGACCCATATCCATAGGTTCTGAAGATCCTAACAATTGTGTTAGGTGGTAAGAATCAACATGTGAACTAGCCTTGTAGTTTGTATCTCTAAGGAAAATCCCATTATTTAAAACTGGAGTTGCCATAATTGATTATTGTTTATTAAAGTTAATATTAAGTTAATTATTATATTTTTTAAGAGCCTAAGTAGTATCCTACTATAATTTCCATATCTCCTGCAGTTCCTGCAGTAGTGGCTATTGTTACACCTATATTTGCAGCTGATGTTGCTTTACCTCCTGCATCTACTATATCTGCTGCTACTACTGTATTAGCAGTTAAATCAGCTTTTGGAATAGCAGCTGTTAAATTAACACCACCTCCTGTAACTTGAACTGAAGAACCACCACCACTTGTATAAGCAGTACCTACCGATATACAAACTTCATTGACTATAGCATTATCAGGTAACTTAGCTGTATCAGCTAAAGTTACAGCTCCCACAACGCCACCATCAACAGTAAAGTCATATACGGCTCTAATGTAATGTTTTCTTGGATTTTTTGCCATGATTAAAAATTTTTTAAAATGTTAATAAATTAATTTAGTTTTGTTGTTTTATATTCTTTTAAATATGTTATTACTTTTATTTCTTGGTAATTTTCTTGATGGCCTTCTTTTTGGTTGCTCTTCTTGAATAGCTCCAGCACTTCTCTTACTGCTCTGTGCTGTCTTAAGCTTTCTAACAGTTTTCTCAACTGCTTTATTAGCTCCCAATTTCATTATATTATTTTTGTATCCTTTTGGATCTGCAAGTAACCATAGTGCTTCTGTCACTAATGGATAGTTTGGTTCAACAAACTGATACTTTTCTAATAAATGACCTAACAAGTTTGTATTTTGTCCACTAATTGATGGATAGGCTGGATTTACTAATCCATTATATATAAATGCTTGAGTTTTTTTATCAACCCTTATATTACCTACTCTACCATCTTTAAGTGAATTATATACATTTTGCATATAATTTTTAGATGCTTGTTCTTTCTGCTTCTTTACCATGTCTTGTTGCTTTAATTTTTGAGCAACAACTTTCTCTTGCATCTTATCTAATTTAGGTTTGAACTTCATAGCTTGTTGTTCAAGCTTTCCAAGATCTTTCCATACTTCAATTTCTTCTTGAATTTCCTCTGCATTTCCAAAACCAGTTGCACCTAAATATTCTCTAATGATACGTTCTTGATCTGTATCTTTCTTAACATCTAATGCTCTGTGTTCTTCAACTTGTGCTAAAGCACCAAACATTCCTTTAAGATCTGTTCCTCCATCTGCAACATATCTTGCTGCTATCTGAAGTTCTTGTGGTAAACTTTCAAAGAACTGTTTTGGAGTTTCTTGTCTAACTGCTCTTGTTCTTTCATCTAAATTAGCTTGGATTAATTCTTGCAAATCTTTTGCAGTATAATCATCTATTTCTTTTCCATCATCAAAAGCAAAAAGTCTTTCATCTTCAATTAATTTTTTAAAGACATCTCCAACTCCTTCTATTGGTTTTCTTCCTCTTGTTTTTTTAGGTTCTTCAACTTCTTCTTCTGTTTCTTCTGGTACATTATCACCTAAAATTTCATCTATCTGTTCTTTTGAAACTACTTCTTTTTTAGTTTCTTGTTTTGTTTCTTCAGTAGTTTCTGATTTATTATCAGTTGATTCTTCAGTTGTAGTTTCTTCTTTAGACTCTACTTTTGGTTTATCAATAAAAGATACATCTACATCTTTTTTTCTACTAAATATATTTGTTTTTTTTGTTTCTTCTTCCGGTAATGCTACTGAATCTGCTCCAGGTGCTCCGTTAAAGATTTCACTAAGGTCAACATCTACCTTTTCTACTTTGGTTTCTATATTTTTTGTATCAGCCATAATTCAATTGGTTTTAAAAATTAATGTTACATATATAATATACGAAAGATTTATTACTAAACCTTAAAAATTTTAAAATTAGTAAAGATTTTTTGTAGTATATAGCTAAGTATATTATTTCTTTTTCTTCTTAGACTCCTTTGATCTACTTTGAACATCATATTTGTTTTTATTTTCTCTTGCAATTTCTAGATTTGTAGCTGCAATTTGACGTTGAGTATTTAATTTCTCACGCTCAATTTCCATTTTAGATTTATTTAAAGATTCTTTTTGAATTGATTCTTCTCTTTTAAAATCCATTTGCTCTCTGTATTGATCTCTTTGTGTCATATCTTTCATTGCATCACGGAAATCACTTTGCTGGTTTTGATCAATATCTGTTTGTGCACCATATCCTGCAGCTCTAATTTCAGCAACCATAAGATCTTTTTTACGTTCTTCTGCTGCTTCTGTTTTTTGGAATTCACGTTCAGCTGCTTTTTCTTGAGCTTGTGCTTGTAATTGTTGTTCTTGCATTTGTTGCTGCTGTTGCATTTGAGCTTGTTTTTCTTGAGTTTGTTTTTCTTCAGCTCCTTTAAGTATTGCAGATACTTCAGCAATTGAATCAGATTTAATAATACTACCAAGATCAAATATACTTGCACCTGTTGTATTATTTTGCATAGCCATTTGTTTAAGTTGTTCTAAAATAGCTCTATGATTTGTTTTAGTTGTACAGAATATATTAAAATCTCTCATCATTAATTCTGTACCATTAATAGTAAAGTTTACTTTTTCTGCTTCACTAGATATATAATTAAGTCTTACACTTGGTTTAACACTATGATAGTATTGAGAAAGATCCGTTCTCATTTGATGTACTCTAGGCATAAGATTATCTGAATGTTGAATAAAGTACATTTCGGTTTGTGAATAAGAAGCTTGTACTGCTTGTTGTACACCAGTTGCAGTTTGTCTAGCAATTTCTTGTCCCATTCTTTGAGGATTAACACCAATAGCTTCAAATGCTTGTTGTTTAAAATGATTAGCTAATTGTATTCTAGACATTAATCTACCTGATTGCTCCATATTTAATGTCTGATAATGATTAAAGTTTGTAGCATTTTCAGTATTAGTAATAGAAGTATCTAATGGTAACATACCAAAATCTTTCATTGCTACATATGCTTTTGCCATATTATTCTTACCCCAATCTTCTCCCATTGAATGACGTGGTAATGCATTCTGATCAAACATAATTACAGTACCAAGTTCATCTACAAGTATATCAGCTATTTGATTATTTACCATATTATAACCAACTTGATAAGCTTTCATTAAGTCTACTAAAGAAGTGGATCTAGTATTTCTATCTGAAAATACTCTTCCTTCTACTGGAAGTTTACAACCATAAAGATTATTATCTCCTTTAAATTGAAATTCTATTCTTCCTGGTTCAGATTTATTAACACCTAAATATATTGGATCAAAGTTTGATGTAGTTTCTGTTCTCCAAGAATTAGGTAAATTTCTTCCAATTTTAACTCCACCCCATACTTCATTTATCCAAATCCAATCTACATGTTCCCCTTCTATAAGATTATCTTTTGTTTTTTCTTTAAATAGGTTTGTATTATAAATAGGTTTATGTGTTTCTTTAAAATTTTCATCTATTATCAATTGTTCTACCTCACCATCTGGCATAACTCTTGTGAGATGTCCAACTTTTCTTTGTGTCTTCCAATATATTGTAGAAACTCTTAGCATTTCACTACTACCCCAAGTTCTTAAATCTTCACCTGAATTTAATATTTCAGCAACTATATCACCTCCTCCTCCTGGATTTGTTGCCCAATTAGTCATAAATTGTCTATATGCTAAAGAAGGTGCATTTGTATTCCATTTATGACTTTTAGTTGGATCATAAAAAGAACCATCATTTTGAACTGGATAGTTCATGTATAATGCTGATTTAGCAGGATGAATAGCTTCTAAAGATTCCAATTGTTTTTTTGACATTAGATAACCATACTTATCTATAACATCTGATATAGTTAACATTTCACATTTACCAACATAATTAGAATCTGATATATATCTTGTATCAGGAGATTTTTGATAGAATGTAAGTACAGGATTCCATAACTCTACATCATAATCATCTTCTAACATACGGAAGTGCCAAAACTCTCTATCACAAATAAGCATATCTTGAAATGCTCTTTCTTCAAGTTCTTGCATTTTAAATCTTTCTTCATCAACTTTCATTTGATGATGAGCCCATTCTTCAACTAAACTTCTATAATCTTTTTGAAAAAATTCTTCTATTTCTGGTAAAGTTTTTAATTGTTCTGGGGCTAATTTTTCTTGAGCTTCTTCAGATTGAGGATCTAATCCCATCTCAATTAATTTTTGAGTAACCTTTGCTTCAGCATCTGCTAATAAATTTTCTTCTATCATTGATCTTTTATCTTCTATCATTTCATTATATGATAGATCATCAACTGCTCTAAATTGTACTCTAGCAAATCTTTTAGAAAACTCTCCTGAAAGAACATTAATAACATTTGGGATTATAGGATAAAATTTTAATTCTAATGCTGAATCATCTTCTTCTGTTAATACATCAATTAGTTCTCTATA